CCGCACCCCCACCCCCGCGCGTTGCGCGTATGCGCGAGGCGACGGGCTGGAGTCCTGAGCCTCAGCAGATCGAGGTAGCATCGTGGTTTAGCCGACGCCCGACGACCGAATGGAGCGAGAGGGAGTTGAAAGCCTGGAAGCAACTTTCGCCCGAAACCGTGGCCGATGGCTTGGCTGTCTTGGCTGGCCCCTACACCGAGCGCGTCAAGTATCGCCGCACAGAGCTTTTGACACTGCTAAACAACTGGCGCGGAGAGATTGACCGCTGGCGGAATTGGAAGCCGCAGGGCCGGTCCAACGTGACCACCGCAGGCATGAGCGAAAACGATGTCCCTTGGTTTGAAGATCAACCCGAACAGAAAACACGATGAGCACCGAACCTGAAACCCTAATCGACGGCTACCTTGAAACCCGCGATGGCCTGCCCTCGCTATCCAAGCTGGAACGCTTGTTTTCCACCGTGACGCGCAAGAACTGCGCGGAATGCGGCAACGAGTTTGACGCGCTGGGAATTGTCATCGTCTGCCCTGCCTGCGAAATGCTGCCAGCCAAGCGCGAGTCCGAAGCACTGCCTTTGCCGCCTTGCTGGCCACGTCGGCACGTCTCGCGACTCGGCGAAATGGTCGGGCCTTCGCTGGCAATGGCTGAAAAGCTGGCACCCAAGCTTGTGGGCGGGCGCTTGTGCGTTCTGGCTGGCCAGCGCGGGACCGGCAAGACTCAAATCGCGGCCTATGTTGCGAACTGGCGAGCATCCAACGGCTACAGCCCTGGCATTTACACGCGAGGCTTTGACCTCTGCGCGTCCGTCGTGGGCTTTGATCGTGAGGCGAAGCTGGAGAAACTGCAAAAGACGCCGTTTTTGGTGATCGACGAGCTTCACCGGATGGAAGCTAAGGATTTGCCGCTCATCGAAAGCGTTGTCGATGACCGTTATTCAAATGATCGCACCACGCTTTGCATCGGCAACTGGATAACCCATGAAGGCTTACACCTTGGCGAAACCGTGGACGGCGAGAAACTTACCGGCATTGGCTCAAGCCTGTTCTCGCGCATCCAAGAACATCAGCGGGTTCGCACGGGCGGCGTGGTGTGGTGCAAGTGGCAATCCTACCGGGCTATTGCTGGGGCGAACGTCTAAACGGGTTCAAGTTTTCCGTCAGTTCGGGCCGAACTGTCGCTGATCTCTTTGTTCGGCCAAAGGTCGCAGCCGTGGCAGTGGTCACGATCACCGCCGCATTTGCATAGCGTCTCCGCTTCCTTGGCAGTCATCGCCCCGCATTCGTTGCACGGCGGTTTGCTCATTAGCTCAAATGCCTCGCGGTGTATCTCCGCGCCACATTCGCCGATGTCTCCGCAGAGTAACGCATTCGGACAGTTTTGGCACGCAGCAAACTGACCATCCAAGGCCGAACAAACAGGATACAGTGAACTGCTCGTAGGTAATGTAGTATTGCTCATAAAGGCTTGCGCTCGCAGTTCACTGATCCGAAGCGTTCGCCCCCTTGCGGCGCTTTGGGTTAGTTCGGAGCGCCAGAAGCTCCAAGGCCATCGCCGCTTCCCGCGTGATGGTGCCGCCCGCCTCGCGTTGGTTGATTGCTTTGCGCGACACGTCCAGCGCAAGGGCAAGAGCGGCCTGGGTCATCCCCAGCCGCTCCCGTGTGGCTTTGTATTGAGTGGAGGTCATGGAAGCAATTCGCCCCCCATTTCCGCCACCAGTTTTTGAGCTTCATCGCGTGAACCAGTGAAAAGAACTGGCATATATTCACGACGAACCCAGTTACGAATTGAATTGCAGTCGCCGCCGCCAGCGTAGCCAATGTTGATTTTTTTGGCCTTGCGGAGGTTGTTATTGCTGTCCATCCAGAATTGAGGTGTGTTGAGGTTGCTCATGGTGAATGATAGTAACTCAAGGTTACATAGAGTCAAACGCTAAATGTAACTTTTTGTAACTTTCTTTTCGGGGGCTGGATACCAACGTCAGAGAACCATGAGATGCAGTCCAACTCGCTAAGGCTCGTGGCTGGTTATGTGTTGTTGTGCGAATCCATGAACTCGATCTCCGGTTTCTCGGCGCGCATTTGGCGATACTGCAACTCGACTCGTAGTGAGCCGATGACCACGGCGGCTGCGCGGCTTATCGCCATTGCTTCCTCCGCGCTGATGCTTTTGCCTTCGAGCGCGGCTACGGTCGCGCTCATCTTTTCCCTGAGTTTGATGATGTTTGTCATAGTGATTTGATTCGGGTTCCGAGTTTTCTACTGAGTCTGATGTGTTCGCGTTTGAGATTGATTAAAGGTTTTGGACAGTCAGCGAGGTGCATGTGGAGATAGCGGTTTGCTACGTCACCGTCTGTCAGGCGTTCCAGTGCTCTTTGTCGCTTTGCCTTCACTGTTTTTGGTTTGCGTTGCTGTTTGCGCTTTTTGCGCGGGTGATCTTTAGGGAGTTTTGCCCAGCGCTCACGTTCAGCTTTTTGTTCGGCTTCTCTGATGCCTGCTTTGGCTCGTCGCTGGCGCTGCTTTTCCATCCTTGCTGCCCATCTGCTCGGATCATTTTTGATAGCGACATACCACGCAGGCAACGGACAATAAGGCGGTGCATGGAACACGGCGGGCGCGTCCTGCGTGATTTCGAGCGTTGAGGGTGCCGTGTCCATGAGCTATGCGTTCTCATTCCTGCCGAAGCCTGTCGTGGCATCGAGCGTTTCGATCACCAGGCCTGCGAGCGTCTTGTCTCCAGTGCGGCGCTTTTTGGCAAAGCGTGTATAGTGGTTTTTGCGCTCCATATCGAGCCGGATGTGGAGATGAGCGGACGCGGCATGAGCGCCCCGTTTCGGGGGCGCTCCGCGTGTGGGTTCAGGGGCGTTTTTCATCCTGCTGGCTGTTGCATGGGTCAGTTTTCGACGGGCGCATTGATGGCAGATTGCAGAGACAAGAGAGCGGCCTCAATGCTGTCATGGTTGGCGCTGATCGTGATGTAGTCCTCCCAGCCCTCGACGCGGATCGTGTTGCCGGTGTCCCAGTGGGTGCCTCCCTTGTTGCTGATCCACAGGCAAGAGCCGGACTGGTGGCCTTCGGCGGCATTGGCGATCTCCAAGATTTCTTCGGCGCTCATCTCACAGCCCCACCAGCCGTCTTTGGCGATTTCTTCGGCGAGGTTGTTTTTGTCGGGAGTTTCGTCGTGATCTTCCGCCCACTCTTTCGCGGCAGCGATGGCATCGTCAATGTCGGCGTAGAGGGTGTCCTCGCAATCATCGCCGCCCCCAGCGTCGTCTGTGGTGCGGATGAAGTAGCTGCCATTCCATTCGCCGACTTGGACTTCGATGGTGATGAGGTCTTCACCATCGTCGCTTGGGCAAAGGACACCATAAGTAGCCTCAGTGGACCAGTTGCAAACCTCAGACTTGTCGGGATTCTCGATGGCTTCGATGATTTCGTCGATGTCGTCTTGTTCGACTCCGTAGCTGGCGGCATCGCGTTTGATGATTGCCCACTCATCGGGGTTGCTGAGGGCTTCCTCAATGCTTGGCAGCTCGATTTCCACGGCGGATTCCTCCGACCATTCGATCTCTTCATCATCGTTCATCGTGGCCTCGCGGCCATCGCTGCTGTCGATGTAGGAGCCTGCGCCATAGTCGCCACCCAGAGCGCGGCGGGCGTAGTCGTGGCAGTCGTGTTGCTTGCTCCAGCCAGTGCCGGGGCCGCTGGTGGAGAATGAGGGGCCAATGATTCCGCTGGCGATGCTATCATGCTCGCGGGCGATTTCTTCGATGGCATCGGCGATGCTGCTGACGTTGAGCTTGCCGAGGGTGTGGATGCTGATTTTCATAGCTTGTATTCTTTGCTGAGTTGGACCGGAGCCGCCGGTGCGCTGTCCCTTGTGAGACGAGGTGATATTAGTCGAGGACTAGAATTGTGTCAACACACAATTTGAAGAATCTTTTTCGGGAGTCCTGGGCAACGGCATGAGAACAATGCACCGCATCCCGTTGGAAGTGGGATGAAAGGGAGTGCTGGGGATTCTGTCCAATACTTGAAAAGCATAGTTTCAGCGCTTGAAATAACGAATTGGCATAACTACACTAGAACCAATGGCAGCACTCCAGAACAAAAAGCACGAAGCCTTCGCTCAAGCGGTGGCGTTGGGTATGCCAGCGTCACAGGCTTATGCTGATTGTGTGTCTGGCGGGAAGTGCTCGGAGGCGACGGCGGAAGTAACCGGATGCCGCTTGTGTAAAGAATCTAAGGTGGCTCTAAGAATCGCCGAACTGAAAAGCAAAGTCAGCGACGCGGCAGACAAAAAGTTCGACCTGACTAAAGATAAATGGTTGGGCCGACTGGCTTGTATCGCTCGAAAAGCCGAAGATTCCGACGACTTCAGCGCTGCCACCAATGCGCTAGACAAGATCGGCAAGGCTGGTGGATGGTATGAAGCGGAGAAAGTCACGCTTGATCTATCTGACACGCTGAAATCAATGCTGGCTCGCATTCGGGCGAGGGGGAAATGATAACCCCAGCCGAGCGCAAGGAGTGGGAGCAACGGACGGCACGCGATAGGCCGGATGAAGATGCCATGTCTGATCCGCTTTGGCGTTTGCGCTGGCTTTACACGATCAAGAATAAAGCGGGGAAGATCATTCCCTTTGATCCGGTAGAGGAGCAAATCGAAGTGCTTGTTGCCGTCTTCATCCGTGGCTGGCAGCGCATCTTGATTCCCAAGGCTCGCCAGCTTGGTATGAGCACCGTTCTAGCGCTTATCTGCCTGGATTGTTGCCTGTTCACCGCTGGCTGTGCGGCTGCGCTCATTGACAAGACGGGCGGGGACGCTGAGGAAAAGCTACGTGACAAGGTGAAGCTAGCCTTTGAGCAGCAGTCGCCAGAGTTCCGCGATGCCTACACGCTGCCCCCTGGCTATGCGCCGTCTGGGATCGGCTGGAGGCTGGGCGATGACGTGGCTAGTTCGTTCAAGGCGGGCATCTCTGCTCGCGGCGGCACGCTCCAACTCCTTTGGGTTTCGGAGTGGGGGTGGATTCAGGCGAACGACGCGACTCGTTCGAGCGAGATTCTAACCGGCTCGCTGCCTGCGGCAGAAAATGGCATCATCATCGTTGAAACGACTTGGGAAGGCGGAGAGGCTGGGGATGTGTGGCCGCTGGTCTGTGAGGCACTGGAAGCCAAGGAGGAAGACAAGGGGCCGAAGACATGGCGCATCCTCTTTTTTCCCTGGCATACCTGCCCCGATTACGCGCTGGAGTTCGGCTATGTGGACGACGTGAGTGCCAAGTATCTGGACAAGGTGGAGGCTGAACTAGGCGTCAAGTTCACAGAGGCACAGCGCAAATGGTATGCAGGCAAGCGCCGGACGATGCCGCGCAAGATCAAGAATGAATACCCTTCAACGCTCAAGGATTGCTGGGAGGGCAGCATTGACGGCGCAATCTACGGCGACGAAATGGCAACGGCGCAGATTGAGGGCCGAATCGGAGAGTTCCGCATTGACGGCCGTGTGCCGGTTCATACCTCATGGGACTTGGGGAGCGCGCTTCACACGGTGGTTTGGTATTGGCAGAAGTTGCCGCGGGGCATCTTTCGCGTGATCGATGTTGATTATGCCCTGGACCTAAACACGCTCAAGCGAGCGGAGTGGATGAAGGCGAAGGGTTACAGCTTTGGCGTTCACTTCCTGCCCCACGACGCCAAGCAGGAGCGCATGGGCTCAACGTTTGAAAGCGAGTGGCGAGCACTGACAACTCAGTTTCAAATCGGAGAAGTGCGCGTTGTGCCGTGCATCTTTGAAACTTGGGCGGGCGTGGACTACATGAGAAAGCTAATGCCGTCGCTGGAGTTCCGCACGCCCGCCACGGCGAAAGGCGTGTCGGGCTTGAAAGCCTACCGACGCCATCAGGTGAAAGATGGGAAGGCCATCAAAGACGAGCCAGTTCACGATTGGGCTTCACACATTGCTGACGGCCTGCGCACGATGGGCGAGGCAGAAATGAAGGGGTTGATTCCCGGCTTTAACACGGCAATCACGAATCAGGTGCAAATCCTAACCGCCTTCCGATGACCCCCTTAGCTCTAGCGATGCAAGTTTATGAGCGCGAGGAATGCGCAAGGCCATTCGTGGAAGACTACCAAGCGCATCTCATCACGGGGCATGTCTTCCACAACGATCAATTCTTTTGCATGGGGCGGGCCGTCAATCGCTCCGCGCCCGTGGCGGAACTGCTAGACCCGTGGCACCACTTCAACGAGGACGAAGCCGACGCTTGGCTCGTCTGGTTGGTCGCTGGTGACATGGCGAAGGCGTGGGCTTCCTTCCCATCGTCTAAACCCTGGATCGGGTTTCAGCGGGCTAACCGGCTGCGCTGGCGAAAGTTTGACCGGCTGGAATCGCTAGTGTTGAGGACTCCACAAAGCGCTTGATTTCTCCCGAATTGGTCGGCGTGGTTGAGCATGTGGCACTCACACACTCGATTTGAAGCGCTTGGGCACTCTTCACTTTTCAAAGGGAAGCAGGACACATCCAAGCAGGACAAGCTAGCCGCGCAGCAAATGCAGCTTTCGCGGCAGCAGCACCAGGAAAATCTCGCCATCGCACAGGCGCAGCTTGAGCTTGCTAATCAGCCGATACCAGACGCGCCCCCAACGCCCCCGCCTGTGACCGAGACAAGCGCGGACGTGGCGCAAGCGGAGGACATTCAACGCAAGCGCCTTCGTGCGAAGTCTGGCAACAGGTCCGTCTTCGCGGGTGAAACGAAAGGCTACCTCGGCGGCGTTGCTTCCTCACTCGGCAAAGTTGGAGGCGCTGCCTAATGGGTGCCAACGCCACAGCGATTCGCGAGCGCTACGACTCACTTGCTAGCGAGCAGGCCGGATGGTTGAGCGCGTGGCGCGAGGTGCGAAAATACACGCATCCACGAAATGCCGTCACGTCCACGAAAAAGCCGAGCGGGACCGCTCCCGATACTTCGACGACGACTCAGCTCTTTGACCTCACGGCCTGTCACGCTAGCGCGGAGCTAGCAGCAGCCTATGTGCATTGGTTGTGCTCCAATGAGGACGCATGGTTCCGTCTGGATCATCCGGTTAAATCTTCCGTCGTGGAAGACTGGTGCGACAAGGCGACGGAAGTCTATCGTGCGGAAGTTCTCGGCTCCAATTTCTATGAGAAGATCATGGAGGCTTTCTTGGAGCTAAACGGCCCTGGCACAGCCGCCGCGGCTATTGGGATGGGAGAGAACGGGCTTGAGTTTGAATCGTGGCGCTGTGGGCAATTCGTGTTTGCTGAAAATGCAAAGGGCAAGGCCGACGAGGTAATTAGGAAATACAGCCTAACGGCGAAGGCCGCGCTGCAAGAGTTTGGCGACAAGTGCCCGCTCCAGGTAAAGCAAGACGCGGAGAATCCCGCCAAGGCAAGCACAAAGCACGCATTTCTTCACTCGATCTACTACCGAAAGCCCGAAGACATTAAGGCTGTGGACGCTGCGAAGCGCGAGGCTGGCAGCGTTGAGGCGTTGCCGATTGCTTCCTGCTATGTCCACTACGACAGCAAGACGCTTGTGCGTGAAAGCGGAATGAGCGTCATGCCGGTAGCCGTGGGCCGTTACATGGTCTGGCCTTCGGACGACGAGAGTGATGAAATCTTTGGCTACTCGCCCGGCTTCATGGCGCTGGCCGATGCTCGCAACGCCAACTATCTCCGCGAGCAGGAATTGACGCTGGCAGGCATCGCAGCCGGTCCCCGCGTCCTGATTCCCAAGACGCATCAAGGCCCCGTTGATCTTCGCCGCAACGGCGTCACGTTCGTGGATGACATGGCCAACGCCCCGCGTGAGTGGGCCACGGCTGGCAACTTCCAGATTGCTCGCGAGTCGCTTGAAGACTGCCGCCGCGCTATCGAGCGCGTGTTTCAGACTCAACTCGTTCGCCAGTTCGGAAGCCTCAACAAGCAAATGACAGCCACGGAAGTAGCGGCTCGGCAACGCGAGGCGCTTGTGTTGTTTGCTCCCGCCGTCTCGCGTCGGCTGACTGAGTTGATTCAACCGCTTCTCGAAGCTGGCTTTGCCATGCTTTACAATCGCGGGGCGTTCCCCGATGTGCCCGCAGAGATGCAGAGCGAAGGCGGCGTGATTCCGCCAGCGGTGAAGTTCACTAGCCGCATCGTGCTAGCCATCGAGGCGCTCAAAACCGAAGGCTTCCTTTCGGTCATGGAGATTGGCGGCAGCATCGCCGCAATCAAGCCGGACGTGCTGGACAACATCGACATTGATAAGGGTTATCGTGAGCTTGCCAGAGCGCGAGGTGTGGCTCCTGACACGATCAGGCCAGAGCTTGAGCGCGACGACATGCGAGCGCAACGGGCAGAAGCACAGGCAGCACAGCAGCAGCAAATGATGATAATGGAAGCGGCGAAGAATCCCGAAGTCGTGAAGCAAATTGCGGCAGCGCAGGGAGGGCAGGCGTGAACAACCTTATCGCCCAACTGGAAGCGGAGGAAGGCTGGGACGAGGCCGCTAGCGCCATGATGGCGACTCCAGGCGGGCATAAAGCGCTGACGATCTTGTGCGCTTTCGAGCATCCATTGCACAACCCTTTTACCGAATCTGACCCGATTGCTGCCGCTGTTCGCGCTGGTCGTCGGGAAGTCATCGCTGCTCTATTCCGAGCGGCACCGAACACAACGCAACCACCTAAAGACCATGGCCAACATCAGCAGAGCAGAACGCGCAAGGCGCGAAGCGGAAAAGCAGAAGCTAGCAACCAATGAGCAAGACCAAACTCCGCCCGTTCACGAAGTCGAAAGCGGCGGACAAGACTTGTCGCAGTCACGGGACTTGCCCCTATTGCCAGAGCAACCGGTAGCACAAGCACCGCAAGCGGATGATGCCGGATTGATCCCGCCATGCCCTCCCATGTCTCCGCAACTTGGCGCTCGGACGCCCGAGGTGGTTGAGTGGGTGAAGCAATACGACCCCCAGCGTTTTGCTAGCTACTATCAGGTGAAATGGCCGCATCTCTACGGAACCGCTGAATAATTTACCATGCACAAACACAACACACTCCTTCTCGAATCCACAGACGGCGCGGCACCAGTTGCTGATGCTGGGCATTCTATTGTTTCCGGACTTGTCACAGATTCGCCAACGCCAAGCACGCCTACTTCGACGCACGACTATCACAAGTATGTCGGGAAGGATGGCGCGTTGTCTGACGGTTGGGAAAGCCTCGTCGAAGAGAACTATCGCGGGACCGTGAAAGGCACGAGGACCGTGAACGACTTGGTAAAGCGCCTGCACGACAATCAGGCGGCAGCGCGTGCGAAGTCTGAGGGCATGTTGCGCGTCCCTGGCGACGATGCGACGCCCGAACAGCTTGCGGAGTTCCGCCGAGCCCTGGGCGTGCCAGAGAAGCCGGAAGACTACGGCATCACGAAGCCTGCCGAACTGCCGGAAGGTGTCGAATGGGATGATGAACTTGTGGGCAACTTCACCAAGTTCGCGCATGAAACCGGATTGCCTCCCAAGCAAGCGAAGGCCGCTGTGGAGTGGCACGCGAAGGCCATGGCTGCGAAAGCGGAAAAAGGCCGCGCTGAACTGAGCACGTTCTTGCAAGATCAAACCAAGCAAGTGTTGGAGCACTTCGGCAACGACAAGGGCAAGGCGGCGGAGCAAATCGGCGGCATTCTGAAAGAGGCGGAGCAATACGGGATTACTCCACACTCTGCCGACCTGCTAAGCGCTGGAACGTGGAAATATATGCTGGCTGTGCGCGGGGAGCGTGACGAGCTGGCGGCGAGGGTGAAGGCTCTCACGGGTGAAGATGTAGTCACGGGTAGGGGTAAGGGCTCTGTTTCGAGCGCTGACCCTCGCGGCGAAGCTAAGGCCATCATGTCTGAGCCTGGATGGCACAAAGACCCGGCCAAGCAGGCCAAGGTCAACGAGCTTTACGCTCTCGCGGCAGCGCAGGGTTAAGGACTCAACTTTCCTCTTGCGCTTCTCGAAAGTGTTCAACAAGATTCATCCAAGTTAAGGCGGCTCCGGTAGGACTTCCCGCCCGCACGAACTGACCGTCTCGACTCCCCGCAGGGGACTTCTCGGCATCGCGGGCAGTGGCTTCAAATCCACTTCTTCTACCTATCTCGCCTTTATGGCTGCACAATCCATTCCTGCCGATTTCGGCATTAAGTTCGCTGATGCTTGGGAAACCCAGCTCCAGCAAGAAAATTCCAAACTGGGAGCGACGATCATCGTTGATTCCGGTATCACTGACGGCGTTACGGAACGCTGGGTGAAAGACCTGCAAAACAACTTCGAGTTCATCGAGAACAACTCGCGTTTCGGCAACCAGAACCCAAAGGAAGTCACAAGTGAGGATCGCCGTTTGGCAATCCGCAACTTTGAGGCCTTCTACAAGTTCGACCGCAACGACAAGGCGAGTCTGCAAAACGCGCATCTTCCTGACTCCGAAGTCATGATGAGCCTTCGCTTCGCCTGGAACCGCAAAATCGACGACATCATCATCGAAGGTGCTGCCGGTAACGTCTACGTCTCGCCTCGCGAGGCTCCCGTTGCCACCGCGCTCCCGGCCGCTCAACAAGTCGCCGTCAACTACGTCATCACGGGCAGTGCTGCTAATAGCGGCATGACTCCCTGGAAAATCCTTGAGGGCATCCGCATCATGGAGACCGACGAAGTGGACATCGTGGCAGAGCCCCCGGTTCTCGTCATGTCGCCGCTTCAAAAGCAAGACCTGATCTATTTCGTTTCAACGGCCCCTCAGGACCATTGGGCGAAGATGATCGGCGCTTGGTTGGAGAAGCCAGCGATGGGTCTGTTCGGCTGCGAGGTTATCATCAGCAACCGCCTCTCGGTGGCTAGCTCGGTGCGCACTTGCCTCCTTTACACCCGTCGCGCATTCCTCGGTGCTCGCAACAAGTTCGAGTTCAAGGTGGATGAACTGGCTACGGCCCGTCACGCCATCCAAATCTCGGCCTATGCGCAAACGGGCATTGTTCGCCGCTGGGACAAGCGGGTTATCACCATCGCCTGCGACGAAAGCTAAACCCCTGACTTGATCCAAGATTATGGCTAACTACGATTCCACATTTTTCGCGGCAGACATCGCTTCGAACCTCTCGCGGCGCAACAATGCGCCGAACGCCGGAGTGATTACACAGCCGCTTGAACAAGCGGTCGTCTCGGTGACGATTGATTCGAGCATTACGACATCCGACTTCCTCCGTTTGATGACGGTGAAAAAGCCGGGACGCGTGCTCATCCCTGAACTCTCGCGGGTTCGGGTGAGCAACGCCAGTTCAAGCATTGCCTTCGTCTTGCAACGCCTACCCCTCACGGGTTCGGCTGTGACGCTGACGGCAACATCGGGCACGATCACAACGGCGGGCGTTGCCTTCGCTGCGGTCGATGGCACCACGGCACCGGTTGAACTGAGCGTCGGCGACATCATCCAAGCCGACGTGACCGCTGAAACCGGCGTGGCCTGCACTTACACGTTTGAACTTACGTTCCGCGTGTCGGGTCAAGCATAACAACCTTGCACGGGCAACCGTGCATCAACTGGCTCGTCGTCGTTTAGGTGTTGGACGGCGGCGGGCCTTTACATTTTTTATGGCGTTGACTGAATCGGACATCGCGAATCTTGCCCTTCTCCACCTTGGCGACAAGGGGAGTATTACCACGCTAGCGACAGACACCACGCCAGAAGCGCGCAAGCTCCGCGCCCTGTATGAAGTCCGGCGTGATTCCCTGCTTCGTTCCTATCCTTGGAACTTCGCCACCAAGCGGGCGCGGCTAGCGATTAGCTATACCTCGTTTTCTGGCGCTGCGCTGACTAATAGCGGCGGACTAATCAAGGTCACGCACACGGCGCACGGCCTTGTCACGGGCAACCGTGTCACCATTGTTAGCGTCACGGGCACGGTGAACGCTAATGGGACGTGGCCGATTACCAAGATCGACAACAACAACTTCACGCTAGACGATTCGACGTGGAGCGGCAGCTATACCAGCGGAAGCGGTAAATGGGTGCAAGCGCCGAACTTCGGGCGGGCTTATCAGCACTCCTTGCCCTCCGATTGCCTGCGCGTTCTGTCCGTCAACGACATGCCTGCCGGTGCTGGTCGCGCTCTGTTCGAGACGGAAGCGGGCAAGCTCATCATTGACGCTGACGAAATCGAGCTTGCCTACGTCGCCAAGATCACAGACCCCGCTTTGTGGGATTCTCTTTTCGTCCAGGTCTTTGCCTTGGACCTTGCGGCAGCGGCATCGCTTGGGCTGACTCAGAGCAGTCAACGGCGGCAGGAGCTACAGGCGGAGATGTTCACGCTTCTGCGCGATGCCAAGGGCACTGACGCTATGGAGAGCAGCGCATGGGTAATCATGCCCGATGAAGACCCCGACACCTTCAACGTGAGAAACTTCGGTGTATGGCCAACAAGAAACTAATTTCATCTTTTAACGGTGGCGAAATGTCGCCGCTACTTGACGCTCGGCTTGATAGCGAGCGAGCGTTGAATGGTTGCCGGACGTTGAAGAACTTCATCCCAAAGCCTCAAGGCGGGGCGATTTACCGGCCTCCTACCGAATACCTGGGCAGCACTAAAAGCGATGCGAATGCGCGCTTTCTGCCGTTCAATTTCAGCACTAGCACGCGTTTCGTTATCGAGCTAACCAACCTCAAAGCCCGCTTCTGGAGCAACGGGGCGCTTGTGCAAAGCGACGGTTCTCCGCTGGAAGTGACAACGCCTTGGCCTGAGTCGGCGATGTTCGCCATTCAGCACTTCCAGGAGAATGACATCATCTGGCTCACGCATCCCGACTACGCGCCTCATAAGTTGGTTCGTATCGCTGATGATAACTGGCAGCTTTCACAGTTTGAACCCGACTGGCCGCCCATCCTCTACGACGACTATGTTGAAGCTCAAGCGGCGGCAAAGAGAGACCCGAACGCGATGCTTTCTGTTTCGCTTGGCGCTACTAGCACGACCTCGGGGATTAACTACTGCCAAGAGAATTATGTCGTAACTACGCAAGGCACGTTCACGGGAACGATTCAGGTGCAACGGAAAGAGGCTGACATTGGCGACGGCACGGGCGGCACTTGGACGACTGTTAACACGATTACAAACAGCACGGGAACGGTTGAATACGACCGCTACACGGGCGAAGCGCTACCAGGGGACCGTGAGAGCGCTGCTGTGTGGCTGCGCTTGATCGTGACACGCACTAGCGGCACGGGCACGGCGAAGATTTACCGCGTGAGTTATCCGGGCGGCAAGGCTGCAACAACAACGGTAACGCCTATTTTCTATGACAATGGGGCCGTAACGACTGGCATCGCCGGGGAATACATCGGGCTACGGGCCAACGCCCGCTTGTGGAAAGACAACATGGTTGGAACTGTTATTCAGCTAGCGCAGACCCGCACCAACGCCAAACTTTCCCGCACACTTTCCGCCAGCGGCACCAGTGCCACCAATCTTAGAATGTCGGGTCAATGGGTCATTTCCACCGTTGGGACGTGGTTCGGGACGATTGCCGTAGAAGTGCAAGATCCGCTAACGGCTGAATGGGAAGTTGAACGCTTTTGGGACAGCAGCGGCAACCGCAATATCTCGGACACGGGCGAAATCTCGGGAATGCGGAACGTGCGGCTGAAATTCACCGTTGCTTCTGGCACGCCTAGCGGCTCGCCGACTGCCTACTTGCAACCCATTGAAGCGCGGGCGCTAAGTCTGGTGAAGATTGATACGGTTTATCCAATCCCTGGTGACGCGAGCAGCTCGAACAGTGGGCCGGAAGGCTACCTTCTGCACTACTTCCAGTGTCGCGCCCTGGTCCTGCAAGACGTGTATCTTGAGGCCGCAACTTATCACTTTGATGAATCGGCGTGGAGCTACAAGAACGGCTACCCTCGCACGGTGGTGAAGCATGAGCAGCGCATCTGTTTTGCCTCCACACAAAAGAGCCCCCAAACGCTTTGGCTCGCCGAAATCAACGAGCCCAAAAACTTCACGCTTGGAAGCTTGGACACTTCGCCGCTCGAAATCACGCTGGACAGCAACAACTTCAACGGCATTCAATGGCTACTCTCGCAGCGCGAAGGTCTGGCCGTCGGCACCAGTGGCGATGAGTGGATTGTGAACAGTGGCGACGGCAGCAAGGCCATCACGCCAACGAGCGTTAATGCGCGGCGGCAGAGCTACTTCGGCAGTTCAAGCATTCGGGCAGAGTCGGGCGATGATGTGGCGCTTTTTGTTCAGCGTGGGGCAACGAAAATTCGCGAGTTCACGTATGCCTTCGAGCGTGACCAGTTCGCGGCTATCGACTTATCCGTCTTTTCTGAGCACGTCCTGCGCTCTGGCATCGTCCAGACAGCGTTCGCTAGCCAGCCAGACGGCTCGCTTTGGTGCGTTTGCGGAGATGGCAGCATTGCCGTGCTAGTCTATGAACGGACTCAGCAAGTCGTGGCTTGGTGGCGCTTCGTAACCGACGGCAACGTTGAAAGCGTGGCCGCTGTCTATGGTAGCGATGGCTTGGCCGATGAAATATGGATGAGCGTTAAGCGCACGATTAACAGCAGCACGAAGCGCTACGTGGAACGCATCCCATCCGATTGGTGGTCAGAGCTGAACGATAGTGACATGAGCGGCATGTGCTATGCAGACTGCCGGATTACCAAGAATCTGACCGGCACAGTGACCAGCGTCACCGGCCTTTCTCACTTGGAAGGAAAAACCGTGTGGGCAACCTGCAACGGCATCCCGAAGGGCTCGTTTGTGGTGACGAGCGGCGCAATCACGGTGTCATCAACGACGGGCACTCAAGTCTGGAAGATTGGCCTTCCTTATGAGGGGATTTTGAAGCCCATGCGCACCGAGCTACAACTTCAAAACGGCAGCGCTCAAGGCCGACGCTGGCGAGTGTCGGCAATTGACGTGTTTATCTGGAGCACCTACGCGGCAATGTTCAGGCACGGCGCAACGGGCGATTATGACACGCTGCCGGTGCAAACCGAGTGTGTGCCGCTTGGCACAACGAACACGTTGCAAACTGGCATTGTGCCTTGCTACGTGGATAGCGCCCACCTTTACGGCCTCGATATTGAAATCAAAGCAACCGGGCCGATGCCAACAAACATTCTCGCCATCGTGCCTACCTTTGAAGTCTATGGCTGAGCCTATTACAGTGAGGGATTACACGCCCGACGATTACCCCATGCTTGAATCATGGTGGAAAACTCGCAACGCGCATCCTGTGCCGCCCGATTGGTTCCCTCCTGACGCCTACATTGCAGAGCGCGACGGCGAAGCGTTGGCCTTCTGTGTGTTTTATCTCACGTTTGGCGTGGGCTTCGCTTTGGTGGATTGGCCAGTGACCGCGCCGGGACTTAAGGCGGGGCTTTCAATTTTGGCGGGCAAAGCACTTAATGCTGAGTTTGATCGACGCCACGGCGGCAGCTACACGCACGTTCGCGGCATGTGCAGGTCCGACATGCGAAACGCGGCCCGACGCCTCGGCTACACGGTGGCAAATTCATCATCCTTTGAGATGGTAAGGAGGGTTTCTTAAAATGGCTGTCACTGCCGCCATTATTTCAGCCGTCGTGGGTGCCGTTGGCACTGGTTACACAATTTACCAGAGCAACCAAGCTGCGAATACCGCCACAAAGCAGGGCGAACTACAGGCGCTCATCGGCGCTCAAAGCGCACGCCAGCAAGGCGAGGCTGGACGCATCCAGGCACAAATCGGATTTGCTCAAGCTGAGTCACAGCGACGAGCGGCAGAGGCGGAAGCCGCGAACATGCGGCAGCAAGCGGGCGTCTTGTCGTGGTCGGACCTGGAAGGGCAAGCGCGGCAGCGTCTGGCGGATCGCCGCTTAATCGCATCGCAAGAGGCCGGGGTTGCAAAGTCGGGGCTCATGGCCACGGGAACGCCGCTAGAGCTAATGGTTGAGACGGCGGGCTTGCAGCAACTCAGCATCGCCGAAACGCACCGCCAAACCGAATTGGAGCGCCTACAGCTTCTCCGCTCTGCGGATTTGGCCGAGTTCCAAGGCAGTCAGTTTGCTATGCAAGGGCTAGACGCCAAACTTCAAGGTGTGGCCAGTCTAGCGGCAGCAAATCGGGGCCGCTACGACTCCGAGATTGCACGCCTTGCCGGTTATCAGCAAGCGCAAGCCTACAAGTCGCAGGCCATTGCAACGGGCATTTCGGGCGCTTCCAACTTCGCGGGCAGTGTGGCGAGTATCTACCAAAATTCAGCGCCCAAAAACACCACTGTAGGCGTTCGATAACATGGCTATTCCCCTTCTCCAGAATCAAGGTCCGGTTGGTCAATCGCGGCCCATTATGCCGCTGGCTAGTGGCGCAAGCGCTCGGCTGGCGCGGTCTAACGCCATTATGGCAACAAGCCAGACGATCAACGAGCCCCTTCAAATGCTGGACCTCGCACGATCGCAGGCGCAACAAGGCGCGGCCATTGGCGGGGCGATTGCGCAAGCTGGCGGAGTGCTAGAGCAAATCGCGATGAAGCGCCTAGAGGCGAAGAATTACGCGGATATGGCGGAAGCGGAGACGGAAGCACAAGGCGCTATGGCGAAGCATCTCGAATGGCGGATGCGCAACCCTAACCCCGAAGGCTGGGCGACGAACTTTGAAGAGACGTTCGCCAAGACTCGCAGCGCTATCGAGGCAAAAGGCTTCGCTCCATTGGTTCGCGACAAGCTGAAAATCTCCCTGGATTCGCTGGCGATGAAGGGGCGTATCGACGTGGGGCTTGCTGCCACGAAGACGGAGATTGAGCGCGGCGTTTCTGCTGCCAGCGCTAAGTATTCCATGGGCGTTGATAGTGGCAGCATGGAGGCCGTAGACGCTGCGGTTGCTGACTTTGGGGCGCTAACCGGCGCACCTCCCGAAGTGCTGCAAGAAAAGCGGGCGGTGGCAATGAAGCAAATCGAAGGCAAGGCCGACAAGAAGCGCTTCGATGACCTCCTGCTTTTTATCGACAATGATCCCCGCGAAGGCGCGGCACTGGTCGAAGCTCACAACCGCACGCGGCCTTTTAACTCGGCGGAGATGCTTGACCTGCAGCGAGCAACTGCCGCGGCAACGAATCGCAAGCGCGGCGATGATAACGGGGCCGTCAAAGCATTATGGAAAGCTGGACAGGTGAAGACGGCGGAAGATCTGGAAGCGTTCCCATACCTCACGGATGAAGACCGCTTAGATTGGAGCAACCAACTACAAGCGCCCGTAATGAACGACGGCGCGGAGTATGAGCGCACGTTGGGCCGCATTGCTCGCTACAAAGCTGCGGATGATCCCACGGGCCAAGGCATCGCGGAATTGCGCACGTCCATTGCCAAGCGTTTTGACACGGGTTTCGAGCAAACTTTGAAGGAAAAGCTAGACGCCAAGACGGACCCGGCAGCGCCAGACATGCCGCTCGATGTGGCGCGGGCGTGGCTAGATGAGCAAGTGTTTGACCGCGACGGCCTGGGTAAGTGGAAGTCGCAACGCACCGATGACGCGGGCCGTCCGGTTTTCATCAAGGAGAAAACACAGTCTCTCAATGCCGCGAATCAACTCGAAGACGTAGAGAATGTCCGGCCTGAAATGGTAGAGGACAAGGTGAGGAAAGCCGCGCTTGGCGAGAAAGTGAAGGGCATCATGGCCGAAGTCGAGCGAGCCACGAAGGCGGGCGAAGTGAAGACCACGGGCGAGGCTAAAGCACTCATGCTCAAGCTCTACGTTAAGGCAGGCGGAACGATTCCCGCAGAAGTTACCGGCCTTGATTCTTCGCTATTCCCTGCCGGTTCATTCAATGCAGCCGTTGAGGCTATCAACAAATATGCCAAGTGATTTGATTCTCGAAAGCGATGCGCTGCTTATTACGCAACACATCGACGCCATGCCGGAAGCTGAAAAGGCAAGGGCTGCGGACGTGTTGAAGCGCTATCGAGTCCAGCAAGAAACGGCGGGCCAAGCGCTATTTCCTGAACTGGCAAAGCGTCAAAACCAAGATCGTGAAAAGCTTTGGAGCGCCTTCGATGACCCGAAGGTATTGGACAAGGAAAACGGCGTTTATGCGGAAGCTGACCGGCTAGAGCCTGGATTGGGCGACAATCTGCGGGCGTCCGAATTGCAAGCGCGGTTTCTCTCGCATCGCTACGGGCAACCGGTCCAAAAAGTGCGCGATGAGGTGGAGCACTTCGCCACGCAATACAGCCAGAAAACATGGGGCGAGGCAGTAACGGACCCCGCGCAATTCTTCGCCAAGGCAAAGGCCGACGTGACAAAGGAGCGGGATGAACACACGCTCATTTTCGGCGGCAAAGACCTTTCTGGCATGGTGGACGCGGCGGAAGCTGCCGCTGTTGCTGGTGACCGCAAAGGACTAGCCAAGTGGATGGAGGCCAATCGCGGGAAGCCTGGCTATCGTCCAGAGCTTGAGCATCGTTACATGACGGCATGGAGCGCGGCATCTGCCAAGATCAACGAAGACCTTGCTCCGTATCGGCATTTGATCAATCGCACCGTGCGCGCTCTCCAGGGCGAGACGGGCGCTGACCCATCGCAAACGGCACAGTGGACGCATCCAGAGCGAGACTTGCGCGAACTGGCGTTAAATGACCCAAACGGCTACGACCTTGTTTTGCGCGCTCTCCAGGTAGCAGGCAAAGCAGCGGGCAAGGATGATGCAAAAGGATTTTTGCAGAAGGCGGGCGAGAACTTTGGCCGCACGGTTGGCAATGCTGTAACCGGCACAGAGCGCACAGTTCAAAGCGTTGGAGCGGCAGTGCTTGACGTTGTGGGTGCTGACGAATCGGCGGACATGATCCGCGCTGAAGTGCAAGTCAGGCGTGATCTTCAAGACCTCGCACAAGGCATCATTGATCCCGCGCAATCAACCCGCGAAGGCTGGCGCGGAGTGGTGGAAAACGGCTTGCTTGGCTCTGCCGGTTCGCTGCCCTACATGCTGGCGGCCCGCAATTCTATCGGGCAGGCGCTGATGATCGGCGGCTTTGCCGATGATGCGCGGGCTGACTTCCGAAACAACGGTTGGACCGGCGCTGGCGCGGAGTCTGTGGCCCTGGTTGTGGGCGCGGTCAACGCTGCGGTTGAATCGGCTTCCGAGTATCTCGAAAAAATTCCCGGTGTGTCCAATGTGCTCGCCAAAATGGGAGCCAAGCCGGGCAGTAAATGGCTTACCCGCATGACGATCAACGCGCTCGGTCGTGGGCCAACTGAATTGCTGGAAGAATACGCTCAGCAAGTCATGCCAGCGGCTGTGCAATCGCTGGCGAGAGAGCTTTATGGAGCGGTCCCGGCGCGTGCTGATGGCTACTCCCTCGCCGAAGAATCGGCGCGCTGGTGGAGTGCTGAGAACGTGGCGACAACGGCGATTGCAGTCTTGCCGCTGGCCATCATTGGCGCGGGTATCTCGACACCTGGACAGATTGAACGGGCAAAGGTGAACGCCTTGACTCGCGATGTCGAAGGAATGTCCGCGCTGATTCCTCGCGCTGAGGCCGAAAAGGTGGCAGCGATTGAGAATGACGAGGCAAGGCTTGTGGAATATCAGAGAGTCTTTGGAGCCGTTGCGCAAGAGGTGCGGGTTGAACTGCTAAAGCAGGCGGCTACTCGGCGCGATTCAGACGCTCAAGCACATGAGCAAATCAACGCCATTGTGCGCAGTCAAGGCTACGCGCTCCGGCGCGATGGCGAAGGCTGGCAGCTATCCACGCCAGACGGCGCAACGGTGAAGACCGCAAGCGCACAAGAAGCCATTGGACTCATGCACCAAGATTTCAGCGAAGGCGAACTGCGCAACGCTCAAGCCGTGGCCGACATGGCCGACGTGTTCCTATCGCAGAAGCGCGGCGGCGAGCGCATCGAAGTGCAACCAAGGCAATCCCGCGACATTCGCGACGACGTGGCCGAAGGTAGGATTTCGCCCGAACAGGCGCGGGAAGCCATCGTCACGGCGGGGCGCTTGGCTGGCCTGAGCGAAGAGGAGTCAATGCAGCAAATCGGGGCCGTTCTCGGCTCGTCCACCGTGGAAGAAAACGAGGGCGTTCGCGAAGCTGTGAGCCGTATCTATCAAGGCGGCGATGCCATGACGGTTGTAGAGGAAACCATTGAAGGCCGATGGAAGAAAGGGCTTCAAGATCGCCGTTATACCTCACAACAAGGCGCTATCTGGGTGCGCATGGCAGAGCAGGCCACGGGCGAAAGCTACTTGCCCGAAAGCCACACAGAGCGCGAGCTTGTGGAGGCCATCAGCTACATTATCCGCGCCGATGTGGTGGGGCGACGCAAGGACGGCGGGCGCTTGGGTACTGGCGTGGTGTCTCGCGGCCTGAAAGCTGCTGCGCTCAATGGCAACAAGGAAGCGGGTAAGTTTAGCGCGTTCCTCTCGGCTTTCCGGCAGTTGTTCAAGCGCATTTTCAGCACTGCCCGCAAGCTCCAAAAGGCCCGCGCTGAAGGCAAGATTTCCGAAGACTTCGACAACCTGCTCGATGACCTGCTAGGCATCGATGCCCAAACCCGCTACGAGGCGGAGACAGCCAAGATGGCGTCTGATTGGGTGGATGAAGCGGGCCTAACCTACACGCCAGCGGATGGCGAGACGTTTAGTTTGTCGGCAAGACCCGTTGCAAAATGGTCAAAAGCGGATAACCTGCTACATGGCTACACAAACGCTTTCTTGGAGTCAAAGGATTGGCAAACTTTACGCGACGCCATCGCTGCAATTGACCCGACAGCAAATGCTGGAGGTGGAGGCCTTACGAGCCAAGCAACCGGCCCCGAAACAGTTAGTGCAGAGCTATCCAGACTTTACCAAGCCAGCTTCGTCGCTGAACCGCTCCGCCGAATTGACAAGATAGGCGGCGAGCACAATGTAGAGTTTCGAGAAGACAGGGTTTACAAGGAGACATTTCCTGAGACGTTTGGGGCCAAGTTTGACCCGAACGAACCAGGGCAGTTAGTTCACGCTTCACCTCTGGAATACCTAAAAAGGTGGAGAGCATTTAGTGAAATCTTCCCATCTGTTCGCTTTGAAGGGGTGGTCCTTCACCCCAATGGATCGTCCAGCCTTCAAATCTCCCAGGCGAAATATAACGGCCTAAAGCCAAGCAAAGATGAGCTTGATGCATATCTCAAGGACGATGGCTGGAAAAAGGTCGCACTAGGAACATGGACAAAAACCACGTCCAGGGGGACCGTGAGGATTACCGATGTAAAACCTGACAACTTCGCGATTATTGACGGTCTAGTGGTGCCGCTGGATGTCATCACCACTCTGGAAGACAATCAGGGCACGTCATTCTCCCTCGCCCCGCGCAATCTCGCTGCCCTGGCTGATACCAAGATGGCGGCGATGATGAAAAAGCCCGAACTCAAGGAGGCGCTTTTCCGTGTGGCGCGTGAGAGGTTGGCGGCAGTCCGTGAAGATCAGCGCACGGGCTATCCTGCCCTCGTAGGCTACAAGGACGGCAAGCCGGTTTATGAGCGTCGCGAAGCTATCCGCGAAGGCATGGACAAGCAGGCGGCGGCAACGCGGACAGAAGCCAGCTTGAAGCAGGAAGCTAAGTTCATGCGTCAGCTTCGCGAACGTGAGCTTGTCGATGAGGGCATGGGGCAGCTAACGAGCGCCACGATTCAAACCTATGAGCGCGGGGTTGAGGCACTGAGCGATGATCCCTTTATTGCAGCCATGCTGGCAAAGGGGAAACTCATGTCTCGCACGACGGCAGAGAAAGCGGGCAAACTCAAGACAGACGGCACGGGTGTTGCTGGCGATTACAACGGCGCGCCAAAGCTGCCGCCATCGTTCTACGGCGGAACGATCATGCCAACGGAAATGGCGCAAGCGCTCGCGGATGATGGCAAACTCAAGGACGCTTACCCCGACACGCTTTGGGACAAGCTGCGCACGGTGATTGATAGCCGTCGCAAAGACAACGAGGCTTTCAACAAGGCCCGTGAGGCTGTGCGAGAGGTCGAGAAGCAGGCCAAGGAGCAGGCGGCGAAAGAAAGCGAGGCTTGGCTGAACGATGCCCGCGCCAAGGTGCCGACTGAAAAAGAGCGACAAATGATGAGCTTGCGCATTCTCGATGCCATCCTCTCCGCCTTCCCGCCCGAAGTGCGCGGGCGCGTGGGTGGATTCGTCAAGCTCGCTAGCCTGGGCACGGATAAAGCCCGCGAGGCTGAAATCGGGCGGCGGCTGGACAAGCTAGAGGTGGAGTTGGAGAAGTTTGCAAAGAAGCACTTTGCCGCCAAGTTGGAAAAATTACTCGAAAAGAACCGCTCGGAGCGGAGCAAGCGCGGAGTGTTTGAGGGCCGCACGATTGCCACCGTCACGGAGCAAGTGACGTATGCCGCTGACTTTTCGGACCTTTCAAAAGAGGCGCAAGACAAGGAGATTGCACACCTGGAAACCATCATTGCCAATCCTGATTCAACCCGCGAAGAAACAAGCAACGCAATTAACAAGCTAGGCGCTGCCGAACTGTTCTACGACCTTAAGGGTAAGAATAGCCGCAACTCCGAAGCGTTGGAGCAAGCGCACGACTGGCTCGATTCACTGGTGACGATGGGCCGTGACACGCGCAAGATTTTGGATGAAGAGCGCAAGGCGTATTTGGACGATCTGCGAAAAGCGGGCGTTATCTCTATCCTCGGCAATCCGAACGCAAGCCAGACGGATGCGGAGAACGTGATGCAGAAAATCAACGGATCCACGCTGCGCAAGGCGCTGGAACTTGTGAAAGGCTTTATCAATTCCGTTTTGCCAACGACGGCGCAACAACTGGAAGACGTGTTCGGGCAAAACTCCGCCGTGGCAGAAGCTTTCATTCCGCAAATCTACGGGGCCGCGAATCGGTCAAACGACATTAAGCGCCAAGTCGAAGCCTCGCGCCGTGAGATGATGGGGCGCGTTTTCAAAACAAGCTCCACGATCAAGCGAATCATGGAGCTGGCAAAGTTGCAGCAAGGCCGGAAGTCGGGCGTGTTCATTCTGGATGGACGCAAAACCGAAGATGTGGTTGTTCCGTTGGAAATCATGGAGCGCCTGAGTGATGGCACCATGACGGCGAAAGCTGCGGGATTGACCGAAGACGAGGCACGCATGGCGCTGGATCAATGGGCGGAAACCGAAGGCCAGAAGCAGAGCGCCACGATTGAGCGCGTGACCAATCCCGGCACGAATAAAGAACTCGTCATGTCCGAAATGGAGGCGCTGAATTACCTTCTTCACTGGAACCAAGACGCCGTCCGTGAGCGCATGGAGCGCCATGGCTGGACAGACGAAAGCATTACACAGCTCCAAGCCTTCCTTTCGCCTGAAACAAAAGCGATTGGCGAATGGATGAGCGAGCAATACCGCGTTGCAGGTCGGGCGTTGGTTGATCCTGTTTATCGTCGCCTGTATCATGCGCCGTTGCCGTTTGTGAAGAACTTTGCACCCACGTTCTATGACCGTGCGGGCAATGATTCGACGCTCGGCCTAGACGCTGCGCAGAACTCTAGCGGCATGATGGCGAGCTTTACCAAGGGCAGGCGAGCGCACAGTAACAACGTGCGGCGCATGGACGCCATGACGGCTTTTCTCTCGCACTTTGAACACGTCTCGAATTGGGTTTCGTTCGTGGAACTCCTGCGGGACATGAAGGCCGTTCTTGGCTCCACCGAAGTTCAAAACGCCACGATTGCCACTTACGGACCCTCGGCAGCGTCGGCCATGTCCACGCGCATGAAGGCAATCGAAAGTCAAGGCAATGACTCGGCCTGGGCGCTGCACGATCTAAACGGGTTCTTTGGTCGCATGAATCAAGCGCGAGCCTTCAAGGGGCTCGCTTGGCGCGTGTCGCCCATTATGAAGCAGACGAGTGCCTTCTTGAATCCGCTCCTTGCTGACGTGCCCGCGAACGCTTACGCGGTCGGGCTGGGCAAGCTGCTAACCGGCAAGCTGGACGTGTCGGCCATGTGGAAGTCTCCAATTATTCAGCGGCGAATTGAAGGCGGCTTTTCACCTGAGGCGCGAATGGCCATGCAGGCGAGCGGAGACGGGCCGATTGCAGCGGTTGCTATCCAACTCATGCAAAAAGGCATGATGCCGATGCAATACACAGATGCCGGATGGACGGCGGCAGGCGCGGCTATCGCCTTCGATTATTACCGTGGCCTTGCCGTGAAGGCTGGCGAGGCAAACCCCGAAGCCTCGGCGCTTCGATCTGTTGAACGCATGATTGCCACGTCGGCGCAGCCTGCGGACTTGGTGAACCGCTCGCTTGTGGAAGCTTCTTCAAACCCGTTCTTGAAATCCGTTTGGATGTTTGCGAGCGAATCACGCAAGACGCTAGCCGTGGAATACTATGCAGCGAAGCGGCTAGCCACGGGCAAGAGCAAAGACAAGGCAATGGATGCGCAGCGGATCTTAACCGCGCATTTCATCATGGGGGCAACAACACAACTCATGTCCGGCCTGCTCGCCTCTGCCTTGGGCAGCGATGACGACAAGGAACGCGAATGGAGCGCGGAAGAATGGGCCACAGCTTTGATTGCCGGACCCGTGAACGGCTTGTTTGTCCTGGGCGATGGGTTGAATACCTTCATCCGCCTTGCGCTGGGTTTGAAGGTGTTTCGCGGAACTTCGCCCTTTGGGCAGGCTATCGAAGAGGCGGGAAAATCCGTTGCCAACTTTGACGATCTTTGGAGCGGGGATAGCGACAAGGCGAAGGCTGAACTTGATAGGCTTTCAAGCAGCGCGGGAACTATCCTTTCCGGCTTCTTTGGTCCTGCGGCACAAGCGCCTGACGTGATTCTTGGAAACCCGATTCGGCAAATCTCGAAGGCTCTGGATGAGGATTAGAATTTAAGGTCCATCGCGGCCACGACGAGCCAAACCCC